CATAGCCTCGCAGCTAACGGAGGCGCAGGAGGAGAAGCAAATATCCCATCATCAGCGGCAGCGGGAGGAACAGCTTCTGGTGGAGATGTTAATAACACTGGAGGAGCTTCAGGCGCGCCCAACAAAATTTGTGGTGGTGGGGCTGTTGGTGTTCTAGGAACTGGAAACGCTGGCGAATCTTCTGGAGCCATAAACACTACTGATAATTCTGGAACTTTTCACGGAGGAGACTCTGACGTACAAAGTCCACAATTTGAAAATACCAATGGCGAGCTTAGAGGAGGCGGTGCTGGAGGTTGTAACCACTCTGCGCTGTATGATCCTGACGGTGCAGGCGCAGCAGTTGCTGAAGGTGGTTTTTTAGCAGGAGGCGGTGGGCGATTTCATTATTTTAGCCAAAGAGGAACTATAGGAGGAAGAGGAGGTATAGGCGGTGGAGGCGGTAGTTGCTCTATGCACACTAACTCTACACAGGCGCAATATACAGCGTCTGGAGCAGGCGGTCACGGCTTAATTATTGTCATGTACACGGCTGTAGGTTAAGGAGAATACTATGAAATATAATATATTAGATGTTTTAGGTGGCAATGTAGTTAATACTATTCTTGCAGACGCTGAGTTTGTTGAAGCTAACTTTGACCACTATGAGCTTTGGGTTGCACCTACACCCGTAGAACCTACAGCATCAGAAGAAGCTCGACAGTGGCGTGATGCAGAACTAGCAGCTACAGACACAGCAGCACAAACTCCAGACTGGCCGAATCGTGACAACATCCTGACCTACAGGGCTGCATTACGAGACTGGCCGTCAACTTCTGATTTCCCTGCAACTAGACCAGAACTTTAGGAACTTAACATGACTAAGATTATAACAAAGAACTCTAGTACCGGAGGAGCTGCTCCCTCTGCTAGTGACTTAGTACAGGGTGAGCTGGCGGTAAACGTCACAGATAGAAAGCTATACACCAAAAACAACAGCAACGCTATTGTATCTTTAGGTGCAGATTTAACAGCCAATAATGCTACAGGCACAAACAATGTAACGCTAGGTGCTAATGCAGGAAACTCTTTACTTTCTGGAAGTTATTCAAATACTTTAATAGGTTCTGACGCAGGTAAAAGTTTAGCCGCAGTATCAGGCGGCAGTAATTCGCATGTAGCCATAGGTCATAAAGCATTAGAGACTTCTGTAGGAGGCGTAGGCCATGTAGCTGTTGGTATTTATGCTTTACAAGATAGTAATTCTACTAACTTCTGTACTGCTGTAGGCTGGGGTGCTGGTATGAACTGCACTACTGGTGGTCTTAGTAGTACATTTGTAGGCAACGGAGCAGGTAGTCAAGTAACTACAGGCCAGCAAAACACTTGCATAGGTTATAACGCACAGCCTTCTACTGCTACTACCAGCTATCAGTTTACATTAGGCAGTACAGATATAACTACACTACGTTGTAACCAGACCAGCATTACTTCTCTGTCAGATGGTAGAGATAAGACCGACATCGTTGACACGCCTTATGGTTTAGACTTTATCAACACGCTACAGCCTCGTCAGTTTAAGTGGGAGACTCGTGATGGTAACATTAAAGATGGTAACGTAGAGCAAGGCTTTATTGCACAAGAGTTGCTTGAGGCTGTTGACGGTAAAAACAATGTGCTTAATCTTGTTCTTGAAGATAACCCAGACAGACTAGAAGCTAGTGCAGGTAACTTAGTTCCTATTCTAGTTAAAGCTGTACAAGAACTAACTGCTCGTGTAGCAGAACTGGAGAATAACTAATGATTACTCAAGCTACTCCAGCTCAACAATATGCATGGGCGTTGGAAAGCGCAGACCTTATTAATGCTATTGTTGCTGACGATACAGGCTATATTGAGCCTGCTAATTGTGTAGACCGTAACGTAAGACATCTACAGATTATGATCACAAAAGACTACTGGACAACTGAGGACATGGCTCCGCTTAACGCAGCTATTACAGCAGGTCTGTCTTATGTTTGACAATAACTGAGGTGGGTCATGCTTGCAGAAATTGCTGTCGCTAATGCGGCATTCGGTGTAATCAAGAACGCAATAAGTAACGGTCAAGAACTGCACAGTGTAGCTAATCAAGTAACAAGCTACTTTGATTCCAAAAGCTCTATCGCTAAGAAGGCTAATAAAACAGGTGGTAAGTCTGACATGGAAGCATTCATGGCTTTGGAGACTCTGAAGGAACAAGAGGCACACTTGCGAGAAGTTATGATTTACGCAGGTAGACCCAACATGCACGATGACTGGTTACAGTTTCAATCAGACTGTAAACGAGCTAGAGCGCAAGAAGAACAAGACAGACTCCATGTCAAAGCTAAACATAAACAACAGATGGTTGAGTTATTTACAGTCATCTGTACTGCGTTAATTGCTCTGCCCACGATAGGCGCAGCAGTCTACGTTATATTTACTATACTAGGACGTATGTAATGGTCGAAGAAACTAAACAAGCAATAGACGTAGCAGCAGCTTCTACAGCTTTAATGACAATGGCAGCTTGGTTACCACCCACAGCGTCTTTATTGACTATCGTATGGATGGCTTTAAGGATATATGAGTCTGACACTGTGCAGAAAATAGTACATGGTGAGAAACAACTTGACAAACAAGACTAAATAGTGTATAATATATGAGTATTTTAAATAGTTTGATAGGGCCAGTGACTGGTCTTTTAGATAAATTCATAGAAGATAAAGATAAGAAAAACCAAATAGCCTATGAACTATCTACTATGGCTGAGAAACATGCTCAAGAATTACTTAAGGGTCAGCTAGAGGTCAACAAGACTGAGGCAGCACACAAGAGTTTATTTGTAGCTGGTTGGCGTCCAGCCGTGGGATGGTCATGTTGCTTCGCGTTAGTCTATTCTACTATCCTATCTCCTATCTTAAGTATTTGGTTTACTGTTCCTGCTGTTGACAGCTCATTACTTACTACTGTACTAATGGGTATGTTAGGCTTAGGTGCTATGCGTACAGTAGAGAAGACTAAAAACGTACAGAGAGAACGCTAATGAGTCCTAGTTTACTTGACACTAGCTATCCAATAGAAGAAGAAGAAGAAGTTGTTTCTCTAAATGCAGATCCTTTTCCCTCTACTGTTTCTACATTAAACGCGTATAAGGGAATACCTGATTTAGACTTTGGTGTTGGTACACAGTACGACAGCTCTGAAGAAGCCTTGGGTGGTTATGGAGATTACTTTTCTAATATACAAGATCAGAGAAAGTCAGCAGCAAAAGTAGTAAATTATAATCAGTATGATCCTAGTGATTTTGTTAGAGAAAGCAAAGGAGGCTCACCACACGCTGTTATTGGACGCGCCTCTGGAAAATCTTTAGCAGACTACATTACTAAAAATGACATACCACTTACTAAAGAAGTAGATGGTAAAACGATGTACCTCACTACAGGTGATGATAACGCCAGTTTCTCACTTATGTCTGATAAGTACAAAGGTGGTAAGTTAGTCGCTCAAGGGCCAGCAGGTACTTATTCTTCAGTTTTTGTTAAAGATGATAATCTAGTTGAAAGTTTTTTAAAAGAACCTATTATTAACTTAGCTGCTAGTTTTATTCCTGCTGGGACTCTGGCAATGACTGCTGCAAAAACTGCGGCAGGTGTGAAAGTTTCTCCAATGGAAATAGCCTCTAGTATGTTAACTGGGCTAGAGATGGCAGGTGCTATTAAACCTCCAGTTGCTGGTGCAAGCGTTGCGCCAAAAGGTGGTGTTGGGCCTGTGTTACCTTCGGGCGGTACAGGCTTGTTCGGCTCTACCTACGCACAAACACAAACAGCATTAAACGTAGCAGCAGCAGGTGATCTTAAAGGAGCTGCTCTTTCTTTAGTAGGCACAGACCTTCTTACAAATAACTTAGATAAAATAGGTTTAAACAAAGAAGCTATAGAAAGTGCAGGTATTCAGTACGATGACTTTGAAGCTGGTTTAAACAAAGTTGTTTCAGCAGTGGCTGGTGGAGCAAACTTAGACGATGCTCTGGTACAAGGCTTAGGCAAGTACATTAGAGAAGGCGGCACACTAGGCAGCGTTGACTTACCTTCTGTTGATCTTGGTGTTGACTTATCTGGTTTAGGAAAGATGGTCGAGACTATAGTAAACACAGCCGAAGACATTGGTAGACCTTTAGTGGCTTTAGCTGAAGACGTTAGCAAGCCTGTTGGTGATGTTCTTTCTGAGTTAGACACCGCTGTTAGACAGGCTTTACCTGATATTTCTATTGACTTACCTAGCGTTGACTTACCTAGCGTTGACTTACCCTCTATTGACCTTTCGTTAGGAACTAATGGAATGTTGCAGTCTTCACCTACAGCAACCACAGATAAATTATTTGGTGACGAGTTGTTTAAGTTTAAAACTGAAATTGGTTTAGATATTGAGCCACTGGAATACGTAGATTTAAACGCACCAGCAGATAATTTTTTTGAAGATACTTTATATGAAGATCCTATACTTGGACGGAGTTATAATTTCTAATGACATACTTACAACTAGTTAACAAGGTATTGGTAAGGCTGCGTGAAAACGAAGTCACTACTGTAGGCGAGAATAGCTACTCTAAACTAATAGGTGAGTATGTCAATGACGCTAAACGCTCTGTAGAGAACGCTTGGGACTGGACAGGACTACGTAACACACTGACAGTAGATACACAGGCTAACGTGTTTAACTACGTTCTCACAGACGCTGACAACACTATTAAAATACTAGATGTTACTAATGATAGTAATAACTTTTTCTTACAGTATAGAGCCTCACAGTGGTTTGATAATGCTTTCCTAGACTTTGCTAGTGTTCCTAAAGGCACTTCTCAGTACTATAGCATTAACGGTATCAACGGTGTCGATCTATATCCTATACCTGACAAAGCATACACACTACGCTTTAATGTTGTACTGCGTACTACAGACTTTACCAACGACACAGACCCCCTGAATATACCTTTTACTCCTGTTGTTCGTTTAGCCACAGCGTTAGCAGCACGAGAGAGAGGAGAGACTGGCGGCACTAGCGCAGCGGAACTCTTTGCACTAGCTGATGCTTCAATGGCAGACGCTATAGCAATGGACGCTGCATTACATCCTGAAGAAACTATCTGGTACTCATAATGGCTCAACAGCTACAGAACATTACTATTGCAGCCCCTGGATTTGCTGGACTCAATACTCAGGATTCACCAATAGGCGTAGACCCATCGTTTGCTGCTATTGCTGACAACTGTGTCATTGACAAGCTAGGCCGTATAGGAGCGCGTAAAGGTTGGGAAGAGGTTACTACTAACGGTGTTGCTGTACTGGGCAGTAGCCGTGGTATAGAAGGTATCTTTGAGTTTGTTGCTAGAGATGGAACTGAGACTGTGTTCTCTGTAGGCAACAACAAGATATTTACTGGCACTACTACACTGGCTGAAGTAACTCTACCAAGCGGGTATAACATAACAGCTAACAACTGGAAGATTGTATCGTTCAACAACAACGTACATTTCTACCAACGTGGCCATGCTCCTCTGGTGTCTACTGCTGGCTCTACTACATTAGCTTTGTCAGTAGATGGTTCACACGCAGCTCCTTCAGGCAATGAAGTCTTAGCAGCCTATGGTAAACTCTGGGTAGCAGACTTAACAGGTAACAAGCATACTGTCTATTGGTCAGATACTTTATTAGGCAACAAGTTTCACGGAGGAGCAGCAGGCAACCTTGACGTTACTCTGGTATGGCCTACAGGCTTTGATGAGATAGTGTCTTTAGCGGCTCACAATGGCTTTCTAATCATCTTTGGTAAGCAGTCTATACTCGTGTACTCAGGAGCCTCTTCTCCTGCCTCTATGACGCTTGCAGACACTATAGAGGGCGTTGGTTGTATAGCTCGTGACTCAGTTCAACATACAGGCACTGATATACTATTCTTGTCTGACGCAGGTGTACGTAACTTTGGTAGGACTATACAAGAAAAGTCCATGCCTATGCGTGACATTAGTAGAAACGTGCGTAACGACTTAATGGAAAAGGTAAACGTAGAGCAGCTACCTATTAAGACTGTCTACAGCGCAGATGAAGCCTTCTACCTGCTTTCTTTACCCTCTACTGACACTGTGTACTGCTTTGATATGCGTGGCCCTATAGACCAGTCTGGAGCGCACAGGGCTACTACATGGACAGAACTAAACCCCCTGTCTTTTGCACGTTTAGAAGACAAGACTATCTACATAGGCAAGTCTACAGGTATTGTTAAGTACGCAGGCTACCTAGATGGTACAGCTACTTATCAGCTACGTTACTTTAGTAATCCTACAGACTTTGGTAACGCTTCTAATCTTAAGTTCTTAAAGAAATTTAACTTAACTATTGTAGGCGCACACGGTACTGACATAACGCTTAACTGGGGTTATGACTACACAGACGCTTACAACAAACAAGCATTTACTTTCTCTGCTTCTAACGCTATTGCTCAGTACGGTGTTGCAGAGTATGCAATAGCAGAATACTCAGGCGGTATAGACGCTTTAGTGAACACACCTTCTGTTAATACTGGTGGTAGCGGTTCTATTGTTACCATTGGTATTGAAGCACAGATAGACAACGTAGCTTTTTCCATTCAAAAGATTGACATACACGCTTTACTAGGGAGACTTATCTAATGTCCAACTATACAAAGACCACTAACTTTGCGGCTAAAGATGCTCTTGCTTCTGGTAACGCTAACAAAATTGTACGTGGTACAGAGATTGACGCAGAATACACTAACATAGCTACAGCAGTTAACAGTAAGGCTGACACTGCTGCTCCTACATTTACTGGTACTCTAACAGCCGCTACCGTAAACGTGACAGGCACACTAACGGCTGACACAATTACTGGAGGGTCATACTAATGGTCATGCTAAAAAATCAGATGTATAACACGCCTACAATGATGGCTGACCCACGACAACAGGTTACTAGTGGCTTTGCTACTCCATTGCCTACACAAGTTCCTAATGTACCTGCTATACAAAGCTCACTAGCTGGTAATTTGTTCAACGTAGGCGCTGGGTACTTATTAGG